TTACAATTTGATTTCCTGTAATTGAACCTGTGAAATCAATCATTCTATGTGCAAGTTCTGCACCTGTTGATCCGTCAGATACAGATAAAGCAGTTGTCTGTGCGCCACCTGCTATTGATTTTGCTATGAAACCACCAGATATCTGTTCTAGAAGTTGTAAGTTTGTATTAGTTTTTGTACCCCAAGTTCCGGCGTTTTCACCGGTTGCCTGAAGTTCTACACCCAAAGGGGTAAATGTTGATGCCATATTTTTCTCCTATGCAGCGTCACTATAACTTGTATTTGATCCAGTTGCAACATTCGAATATGTATCGTTCGAACCAGTTGAAACGTCGTTATATGACGTATTTGAACCAGTGTCAACATCGCCATATGCAAATATATTTACAGCTCCTACACTAATTGATGTTGAAAAACCTGTTAATCCAATTGTTACGTCGTTTAGAGAAACAGAGCCAACATTAGCGTTGAATGATTGACCTGTTAATCCTAGACCTTCTTCTATTGTTAAAGAGCCAACACTAGAAGTCATACTTAAGCTTGAAGGCTGAGCTACTGCTCCACCCAATCCTACAATAGTTCCTAGATTAAATTCTGCAGATACACCGGATATCTGAACAACATCGTTTGGTATTACGACACTTCCAATACTAGCACTAAATGATACACCTGTTAGGGAAGCTTCCGTAGTAGAGCTTGCAGCTGCTGTTCCTTGTGATGATGTAATAGATAGACCAGATGGTAATACAGTATCATTAGGCGCAATCGCTGTTCCTTGACTTGCGGTAAACTCCTGACCTGTCAGACCAATTGTTAGATCATTAACAGTTAGAGAACCAACGGAAGAAGTTATAGATTGACCTGTTAATCCAACCTGCATGTCGACCACTGATACAGAACCAAGTGATAATGTGGTTGATAAACCTGTTTCTATTAATACAGGAACAAAAGCTTCTCCTTGAGAAGATGTAATTTCAAAACTTTGTGGAGTTATTATAACATCAGGAACATCAACCGAGCCAACATTGGCTGACATTGATAAACCAGTTGGAAATATTGTTGCGTCTTTGAGTTCGCCCCACTCACCATCATTCCAAGCTTGTGCACCCCAACCTGTTTTAAAAGTTGTGTCTTCGTCCCAATAAGCTTGGCCCCAGGTGAACCGGCCCCATCCTGAGTTTACCGACATGGTCGGCCTCCTATGCTAATCTGATTATTGCTGAAGAAGAGTCGTTTGTAGGAAATTCTATTTTAAAAGTCCCATTACTAGCTGTTTTATCTCCACCAAATGCAATTACACAAACGGCATCAGTAGTAGATGATCCACCGTTTGTAGTTGTATTATATATTAATGCACCGTTTGCAGTGAAAGAAGCAGATGAAAAAGTAACATCACTAAAATCTGTAAAAGCTGTTGTGCTAGTTAATCCAACTCCAGTGTTAGTTAGAGTTGCACCACCTGCAGAGTATGCAGAACCTGATGTATTTGAAATTTCTTCTGATGTTGAATAGTCTGTTGTAGAAGCACCTAAACTAGCATCGCTATCATATAATGCGATTTTAAAAGTGTGACCACCTGAAGATTCAAAACTGTGTTTGCCTTGTAAAAGTTCCTGTTTGAAACTTGAACATATTGCTGATGATATAGCCATAATTTATTCTCCTGTTATGGTGACGGAGAAGGAACTGGAATACGAACTGTACCGTCTGTGTAATCGTCCCTTTTACGTCTACCTAGTTGCTCTGCAGCAAACTTCTGTACCTCTTGTTTATACTTTTGTTCATATAATGTCAACATATCCATTGGGCCTTTTAAAAAGCCGTATGCTTCTACTAAACATGCATATAATAATCCGTTTGGAAAATTAAGACTTATATAATTAGTGTCATTATTTTCTAAAAGATCGGGTGCTTTGTCAAAATGAACCCTAAATCTATATGTAGTATTAGGAACTGGAGCAAAAGCTATACGTCCAGATGTAGTGTCAGACTCTCCTGTAGCACCACCAAACATAGCATAGTATTTAGGTTGACCTTGTGCTGCAGATGTACCTGTTACATCTTGAAACTCTTGTAAGTAAGTATAGTCTTTTTTCTCTAACCATCTATTAGCTCCTGTAGTTTCAGATCCAGCTGTATCATAAACTTGTATACCTCTAATAAACACAGCTCCTGCAGGACAGTTAATAGACTCTTGTCCAGCAACTAAATTACCTAATTGTTGTTTTCTATTTGCATCTATTGGAACTTCTCTAAATATTTTGTATTGTGCATTTAAAATAATATTTTCTAAAACAGCATCCGTTAAAACATTAGAGTCAACTTCCGTATAACTTAATATTTGTGTTTTTAATCCTGATGCGCTTAATCCTGCCATTATGGTGTTAGTGTTACCGGACCAGCCGATACACTTCCTCCTCCTATGTTTGCATTTGCAGTTGCTGTACCAGCAGCTGTAAATGTGTAATTATTAGCATCAACTCTAGCAATTGTAAATCCCACAGATTTATTTAAATCTGTGCTTGTTAACCCAAGAGAACCCTCTGCATTTCTAAATCTAACAACATCACTTGTAGATCTACCATGATTTTCTTCAAACACTGTTACTGTTGTAGAACTATTTGTAATTTTAAATGGATTTAAAGTTAAAACTCTAGCTACTGCAGGTTCTGTTCTGTCAGGTCTTGCATTTAATAAACCTTGTGCATCTGCTGAATGTGATTTTGGTTCTAGTTGTGGATGTTTCTTTTCAAACTCAGAAGTATGGACTCTAGCACCGTTCCACTCAATAACCATTTCAGAATATGGAAATTCTTGTCCTGATCTATCTGATATAAATTTAGCGTATTTACCTGAAGATATTGCCATTATGCCTCCGGATAATAAACTTTAGGACTAATGTAAGTACTAGATGATGAGCCGTCCTCTGATAAAGCTCTTTGTAATTCATCTTCATATAATAGTTTTAATTCTTGAACTCTTTGTGGTGCATTTTTAATAGCAAGATAATAAGCTAATCCTGCGCACATACATGGCACAAAACGATAGGGCACATCAGTTGCATTTGTATAATCACCCACATCTTGTATTCTTTTTACATAATAAAAATTTATAAATTTTCCTGCTTCACTAGATCCAGGTGTTAAATATAAAGTTATTGTAACTTTATCTATAAATCTTTGAACAAAATATTGTGTTGGAACTCCAGTAGATGTTTTGTTTGATAAAGCTTGGTATTGAGATCTATTTATTTTTGTAAGCGGTGTATCTATATTAGAGTTTCTAAAAGAAGCTTCTAACACATCATCAACACCATAAACTGCTGTTGCATCTGATGTGCCATCTCCCGTAGATCTAAACATTGTGTATACTGCTTGATCTGCAACTAAAGTAATACTGTTATTTGCAACTTCCCAATAGTGTAAACCTCTATTAGCCCATTCTTGAAATAGGATGTTAAGAGATCGTCTTGCAGATTTAAGTTGATAACCTGAAACGTTTTGTTGTCCAATACGCTCGTAGGCTTCTTCTACTATTTCATCAATAGAAAAATTTTTATCAAACGTTGCTGTTCCCGAGGTAGTGTTAGCCATTTAACCTCCTACTTATCAATCAATAAAGTAGCTGCTTCTATATTTGTAATAGTAGATACTTTCATTC